TGAATTTGCTTAATTTTGGGTGGCGCTCGTCCACGAATTTTCGGCATTCGCTTCGCCTCAAAGCCTGTTCGTTGAGGCAAAGGTGTCACAACATCCTGTGCTGGTTCGTCTCTCATTCTGTCTTGACGACCAATGCGTTGTTCACGAATACGAGGGTCCATCCCAATAGAAGGGCGGCGTTTGCCACCCCCACCATACAAATGTGAAATAATTGGATTACCTTGCGCTCTTTCGCCCTCTTCCACTCTCTGATGAACGTGTTGTCGAGCGCGTTGCATAGGACCACGGAATCGTGTTTTGAGTGGTTTACCGCCCTTTTTGCCACGCTCACCTCCCGACATAAATCCTTGTCGTTTAGTGCGTGCCCCTCTCTCACCACGGTCTTTTGCGCGAACCGATTCGATTGTCTCGGTTCCCATACTTTGTCGGTCTTTGAGGACATTGAATGCACGGACAAACGCACCACCTTGACCGAATGCACCCGCAATAGGAAGATTTGGCGGCATCCCATCAACACCACCACCCATTGCACTACCGGTTCCGGTTTTTGTGCCAACGGCTTGGTCTAAGTCACCGCCGCGCGAGGCGGCCGGTCCAGTCAACTCTGAAATTTCTGCTTCCTTTTTACGCGCTTCTTCTTCTTCGCGCTTTTTGTTCGGAATTTTGATTTTAATATGCTGTAAGCCCGCTTTGGCATGTGCGCGCTTTTCCTTCTTCTTTGCCTTCTCTTCCTCTTCGTTCGCTTTTTCTTCAGGGTCACGAGGGTTGTATTTGGTGTGTGATACGCCATAACCCACCTCATCACCAGCAGTCTCACGCGGGTTATATCGAAGGCCGGATTGACCGCCGGAAGTATTGCCTGTTTTCAATAGACTGTCGTCGGTCATTGTCACTGCGCATCACCCCCTATGATATAATCATAGGTGGCGCGAAGGCGCGAAGCGAGGTTGTAATAGAATTCGTGGAGTAAACGCGGAGCATGGAACACCTGTGCCATATTTGCAACGACAACATCCAGTGCGTCAAGGCGCATGCGCAACTCTTTGCGCACTTTCCATGCCTGCATCGGGTCATCCTCTTCCAGCACTTCATCGAACAAATCTTGTATGTCACCAAGCAACTCTTTGTTTTGTGAATAATTGGCATAAACAGCAGGCCCAATATGACCCACGACCTCATACCATCTATCGAATGTCATCTGTAGCAAATCAAAATACAACGACACTTCTTGGTGAGCCAATGGCCCGTAAAAGTGCAATAGTTGATGCCCTTCTATGTCACTGCACGTCAAGACATTCATAGGGACGTGAGTCAACTTTCATCCTCTCCGTCTTCGACCAACTGTGAACGAATACGTCGCCATACTTCAGGCGATTCTTTTGCCAATTCAACTTTGATGAGATTCACAGTGTTGGCGGTAATGGACGACTCAGTGTTACCACCCATCGCGCGCTCTTGTATTTTGAGAATGTCTTTGACTGTCTCGCGCGTCTCTTTGTGCATACGCGTCAAATTGGCGTAGAACGCAGGGTCGTTGCGGTCAGGATTATCAAACAGGTGTCCCAATTCTCCATTCAATTTCTCGACGTTTGAACGCAGTGTTTCCATCTCTTGCCCGGCTTTAATCGCAATAACTGGCGCGGCTGATGCTTGCACTAGGGGTTTGAGATGATGCTTGAAATGATGATACACTGTGGTCTCCGAGCAACCACACTGTTCCGCAATTGCCTCGGTTGTTGTGTCACCGTTGTAGAAATCCTCTTCGATTGCAAATCGATTGAAATGGGTGCAGACTTTACATTCTGAATTGGACGCCATGTGGTAGTCACCCATGTGGTTTCTAAAATGCCGGTCAGTTGTGTTTTCACGCCACCCCATGCGCTTGTCGAGTTCCTTTGGTGTGACAATACCTTCGCGCAATTCTTTTTCCAATTCATCACGGTCTTCGTGCTGGCAAAGCCGACACGACGCTCGGGTGATTCTCTCCGCCATCAGTCTCCGATAGGCCGATAACTCAAAGGGGTTGCGGCTAGACGCCACACTCATGAGACGACTTAACCGAGCGCCGCGCGTTGCTGGCATACCTATCACGGCAAAGACAGCAAAAGACTTGATGAAAGCGGCAAAAGACATGTCTATG